CCAATCTTTAAAGTTTGCAACTACAGGTCGTCCTAAGAAAAGACCAAGGAAAGCAATTAGTACATACGATTACTATGATTCGTCAGACAGGCTCTACGCTTGATGTTTATATTGTAGAAAAACATGAAATTGATACTGTCTGGGATGATGTAAAAGAATTGATTGCAAAAACAAATGATGATGTACTTAATGAAGAAGATATATTAGCATACTTAAAGACTGGACATTATATATTATGGATAGTAACAAAACCTGATTCTGATATTATTATTGCCGCAATTACAATAGAATATGTACACTATCCCAGACATAAAATGTGCCGGGTCGTGACTCTTGCTGGCGAAAGTATGTTTGAATGGATTGATGAAGGTTTGTTAATGCTGGAAGATTGGGCAAAAGCCCAAGGATGTGCCTACATGGATATGTATGCAAGAAGAGGATGGAAGAAAGTGTTGAAAGAATACAAAGAAAAATGTATTTTATTAAGAAAGAAACTATAATCCTTTAATAAAAGGTTAATATGAAAGTCTATACAGAAGTAAATTATGAGTTTAAGAATGGTGTTCTTGTAGAACAATCTTCTAAATCTTATAACTATACAGGTGAAGTATCACTCTGCAAAGGTGGCGGTGGACAAGCAGTATTAAAGATATTAGATGAAACTATCGGTGCTACTGCTGATGTAATTAGAGACCCTGCTGGAACAATAAAAGGAGGACCGGGCGGTACATTAGGCGATATTACAGATACAGTATATGGAGGTTCATTTAAAGACCTTGTAGAAGGCGCACAAGGTAAAGATACTGAATCTGAAGACGTAGCGGCTCCTGTACTATCGGCAGAAGAAGTTGACCCTGAAGCGGCATTAACTGCACAGAACAAAAAAAGGAAAGAACTGGCTGGCCGGGGTGCGGCAAATTTAACCGCAGGACAATCTGCAACAATGCTGACTGGACCGTAATAAAATATGGCTGAAGAGCAACAGGGTACTGATCTTGGTGCTGTTATAGACAGGCATCATGAGAAGCTGAAAAATAACCGCAGGGTTTGGGAACGAGAATGGCAGGAAATGGCAGAATATGTCTTACCGCATCGCTCCGACTTTACAACTACTCATTCAAGAGGTGATGATAGAATGGGTATGGCCTTTGAAGGAACGGCAATGCGACTATTGAAACGCTTTGCATCAAACATCCATAATGTCTTTACACCAATGGGTGCAGAATGGTTTAAATTAACAACAGGTGTTGCTGAATTAGATAAAAGTCGTAATGTTGCCCTTTGGATGGAAGAGGCATCTAAAATATTAAAACATCATATATCAAGACCAGCATCAAATTTCCAAAGTGCAGTATTCCAATACTACTTGGAAGCAGGGTCTTTCGGAACTGGTATCATATTTGTTGAAGATAAACCTGGTTTTGGCCCTCGCTACCGTAATTTTCCTCTTTCGGATTGCATATTGGGTAGCGGAAGTGAGATGGAAATTGACACAGTATTTCGGAACTACAAGCAAACAGCAAAAGACTTAGTATCAAGGTTTGATCCGGAAACTCTGCCTGAACAAATAGTTGAAAAGGGATTTGGAGCAAAAATGCTGGATGAATATGATGTAGTACATGCAGTATTTCCTTCTTGGACAGCACAAAACTATCTGCCTGAAGGATTCCAGAAACCATTTGTCTCTATTCACTACTTAAAAGAAAGAAAACAAATATTGGCATTTGGTGGATACGAGGAAATGCCATATATATGTGCCAGATGGGAAAGATCAGACAGGGAAATCTACGGCAGAGGCCCAACTTGGGAGATAATGCCGGATATAAGACTGATTACTGAAATTGACAGGACATATTTAAAGGCTGTCCAGAAAGCGGTGTCTCCACCTCTATTCGTGCCGGATTCTGGACTCTTAGACCCCCTAGATACTACACCTGATGCAATAAATTATTATTCAGTCGGGTTAGGGGGTAAAGATGAAATATTTGAAGTACCAACAAGGGCAAGACCGGAATATGCAGAAAAACTAACTGCAAAATGTACTTCTGCAATCAGGGAAGGTTACTTCTTGGATTTACTTGAACTACCCGGCCCGATTGCACCTGATGGTGATGTAATGCGCTTCTCTGCAACAGAAGTATCAGTAAGAATGAGACAAAAAATGCCAATACTTGGGCCAATTCTTGCTCGTCAGGAAGGTGAGTTTCTTGATCCACTTATCAGGAGAACAGTTAATATACTTATGAGATCATTCCAACTACCTGAAATGCCAGAAGAAATGCAGAATCAATATAAGATAGAATATATTAACCCTGTTTCCATTGCAATGAGATCAGGTGAGATAAGTTCCATGAATCAGCTATTTGAAATGATCATGCCACTTGCCCAGATAGACCAGACAATACCAATGTACTTCAATACACAGCAAATCCTGAAAAATACTGCTGAAGTCCTGCAAATACCAACTTCTAATCTCAGGACACAGGAAGAAGTGGAACAACTGATTGCAGAACAGCAAAGACAGAAACAGCAACAGGAACAAATGCAACAGGCACAGGTTGCAGGTCAATTGAATGAATCAATGGCAAAAGCTGAAGCACTTAGGTCAGAAGCCACATGATTTCACGCTGGTTACAGGAAAAAGAGAAACGTACACGATTTAAGGAGGTTTTTAGTGGAGAAGAAGGACAGGATGTACTGGCAATTTTGTCAAATGCACATTTTGTCTTTCGTACTTCTCATGCTAATGATCCCTATACATCTGCATGGCAGGAAGGCCAAAGAACTGTAGTAATGGAGATTATTAATCTCGTTGGTGCAGATTTGGAAGCCATAAGGAAAAGAATTGACATGCAGGAACAGGCTCGTGTAGAAAGACGAGCATAACCCTAACAACAAATAATTATGTCAGAAGAAGCAATGGCTCCTGAAGATACAGGGCAAGCTGATAGTGGCGAATCTTCGGCTTTAGTATTTAATGCATCCACTATGCCGGAAGGCTTGAGGGATGAACCCAGTCTCCAAACATTTGACTCTGTAGACAAACTCGCTAAGTCCTACGTTAATGCAGTCAAAATGATAGGAGGAAACCCGGACAATCTCATCTCTCTTCCGCAAGAAGGGGAAAGTTGGGAAGGTTTTTATAATCAACTCGGAAGACCGGAACATGCAGACGGTTATGATTTTGGTGAAGATGATGAGGGAGTTCTTGATGGATATAAGCAATTCTCACATAATAATGGTCTTAGCCAGGAACAAGCTGAAAATATTCTAGGTCTTTATAACGAAATTCAGGAGGAAGAAGCTGGCGAAAATGAGCAAAGCATTAAAGATTTGGAAGTCCAGACTACCATTAATCTGCAACGTGAATGGGGCAGGAATTATGATGGCAACATGGACTATGCCAAAAGAGCTTATGCACAGTTCGCATCCCCGGGATTGTCTGAAGTTTTGGATAATACAGGTCTTGGTAATCATCCTGAAATGATCAGGGCTTTTTCAAAAATAGGACAAATGCTAGGAGAAGAAGCACTTGCGGTAGGTACTGGATTAGGTAAAACCCAAATATCCCCGCAATCTGCGCAGGAAGAGATTCAGGCTCTTTATCGTGATAAGGATTTTTCAAAATCATATCGTGATAATCGTGATCCTAATCACCAAACTGCAATGAAAAAAATGGATAGGTTATTTAAAACAGCATATCCTTCACAACAAAGAGTAAGATAGTTTCACCCCTCCATAGTGGAGGAACAGCCGAACAAGAGATAATAAGCAGATAAGCACTTGCCCTGCTGAATATTTTCTTGAGACCCTTTATGGACAATCTCTAGGTTAGAGTGAGTTTTAATCATGCACATATTGTGTATGAGATTTCTATAAAAGGTACAACATGGCTAATTTTTATGACATTGAAACGTCGTATATACATCGGTATTCTGCTGATGTATTACATGCGCTTCAACAAAAAACAACACGGTTACGGAATTTTGTAACCAATAAGCCAAATTGTCAAGGTGTTGCCGAGTTCATTGATAAGATCGGAACTAACGAAGCACTAGATAAAGTTGCACGTTTTGCAGATTCGCCAGTACAGGCAATATCTCATCAACGTAGGAGAGTGTCGGCACAGCCTAAAAATGCCGGATTCTTTGTAGAGGGTTTTGATACTCGTAGAATGAATTACGATGTGTTCCAACCTTATGCGGAAGCTACGTCAATGGCTATGGCTCGTAAAATGGACTCTGTAATCGTTGATGCCGCCTTTGGTTCAGCATATGAATCAGATGGTGGTGTAATGGACGGTGCAACCGAGATAGTTTGGAATTCCTCTAATTTCCCAAAACAGTTTATTGGTGTCGATTTGTTAGTAGGCGCACATTCTGCTGGTTATAGTGGTATTGATAATGCCGCAGGTAATCGCAGAAGTTTATCAATTGACAAACTGTTAAAAGCTCGGAGAATTCTCTCTGAAAACGAAGCAGATCAATATGATGAAGGTGGCAATCCGCTATATTTCATTGTCTGTTCTGCGGCTCAGATTGAAGCCTTACTTCATTCCGAACAAATCAATAGTGCGGATTATAATAGTATTCGTGCATTGGTGGAAGGACAAACCAATTATTTTGCTGGGTTCCAGTTTATTAGGTATGAAGGTATGCCTACAACTGGTTCTGCTGATACGCTGACAGAGCAAGTGTTAGCATTTCATCCGCAAGGGTTGGTGTTCTGTTCTTGGGAAGAACCGATAACTGAAATTGAAAGACGTTCTGACAAATCTTTTGTTCCATATGCATATTTTGAAATGGATATTGGAGCAACTAGGGTTTGGGAAGAGATGGTTATTCAAATTGATTGTTTCGTAACTGCTTAACTCATAATCTGAAAGGATAATATGGCTGATCAATATGCTGTAAATCACAAGAAACGATTCGTTACTGTTCCTGCGAAGCTGACTGATGTCGCTGACCAAGGGGGTAGAATGCGAATGATGTATGATAAATTCACGTTTACATCGCCAGATATTGCGATGGCAATAAATGACACAATATCCTTTGGTAAACTGCCTCCCGGAGCAAAAGTATGGGAAGCATCTTTACACCAATCTGCAACACTAGGTTCAAGTTGCCAG